CTTAGTCTTCAACAAACTAATGGTAGCGGTTATTTCAGGTGCTGACAATGGCTCATTTCTTTGCCATTTGGGGTGCTAACTTTTTCGAGACCTTTTGCGATACTTTCATTTTACCGAAAACAGATGAGATTGGAGCGATTGAGGGAATCAGTCATCAGAACATCTCCAAGAGCATCGGTTCTGCGCTGAAGAAAATAAAAAAACTTTTCCCTTAAACACAAAAACAGGGTGCAAAAACGTCCTGAAAAAGATGATAGGTGAAGGGACATTCTCCACGAACCCTTTCACTGAACGTTGAAAACTGAATAGACCATGATGCAGGCACAAAACCCGCGTGATAGCGACATAAGGTGCGCCGCCAAGACGGTGGCTTGTTCGGAATACTTTCGGACAAGCCATCCGAGCGATCTACGCAGCCTTAGACCCAGTTTGGCAAATTGGGCGCGATGACAGCGCGGCGGATAATGAAACTTGCTCACGCCCTCCCACAGACTTGAGGGGGAACCCTGCGGTATGCGCCAGTCTTTCGGACAGCGATACCGTGGAGTTATGACAGCCTTGCCAGAGGCGGCCTGCATCATGCCCACCATCCGGGGCGCGTGGCAAATGGGATGGATTTATTGAAATGGACAAGCAGAGCGGCTGCGCCGGTATTTGCCAATATGTTATTTGGCCTCAATTCTGCCCGCACAGCCGCCTCTCAAAGTCAGATACCATGCGCTGACGGTTTTCCCGTCAGCGCATTCCTGTGATTTTGAGGAAACCACACAGCTAAGAAAGGAGAACGCCATGATGCAGCCAACGCCGAACGAATCCCGAATCCCCGCAGATGAGCTGGTGGACATCCGGGAAGTGTCCGTAGACAAAAATCTTCCCAAGGAAGAACGCATTGCCGCCTTTGTCCGCCAGATCAGAAACCCCTACCGCTTCCGCTGCGGCGATTTCGTGGTAAACGCCTGCTTTGCCGGGAACGGTGTTACATTGGAGGACTGCCTGCAAGGGATTTTGCGATGAGCGGCATCCTCGCTTTTTTCCGCAGAGAGTGCTATGATCGGTGTGGAAAAGGATGAAAACCAAATAGCCAGATAACCACTCTTTTCATGCGGGAGCAGACCGGGAGAAAGGAGTGCTTTTTCATGCCAAAATACAAAGCAGCTGCGTACATCCGCCTGTCCTATACCGATGACCGTTCCAGCGAGAGCGACAGCGTTGCCAACCAGCGCAAGCTCATTGAAAACTTTGTAGAGCGCAACCCGGATATTGAAGTTGTTTCCGAAAAGATCGACGATGGGTACAGCGGCATCATCTTCGACCGTCCAGCCTTCAAGGAAATGATGCAGGACATCACCGATGGCAGCATCAACTGCGTGATTGTCAAAGACCTTTCCCGGCTGGGGCGCGAGTACATTGAAACGGGCCGCTATCTGCGCCGGGTATTCCCGGCCTACGGGGTGCGCTTCATTGCCATCACCGACAGCATCGACACAGCCCACGACAGCGGCGATGATCTGACTGTATCGGTCAAGAACATCATGAACGAAGCCTACTGCCGGGACATTTCCATCAAAACCCGCACCTCTCTGGATGTGAAGCGGCGCAACGGTGATTTTGTAGGCGCGTTTCCCATGTACGGCTATATGAAGTCCGAGGACAACAAAAATCTGCTTGTTCCCGATCCTTACGCATCCCGCGTTGTCCGTGATATTTTCCGTATGCGGCTGGAGGGCGCAAGCGCCTCCAAAATCGCATCGGAGCTGAACCGGCTTGGTATTCTCTCCCCGCTGGCTTACAAGAAGAATAACGGCCTGCCCTATGCGAAAAGAGGCTATGCGGACAAGGCTGACTGCAAATGGTCTGCCACCACCATCATCCGCATCTTACAGGATGAAACCTATACCGGAACGCTGGTGCAGGGCAAACAGGGGACGCCGCATTACAAGATCAAGCAGATGGAGCAGCGCCCCGCCTCCGAGTGGGTGCGCATCCCGGATGCCCACGAAGCCCTGATTGCCCGTCAGGATTTCGAGCTGGTACAGCGCATCAAGGGACTGGATACCCGGACTTCTCCCAACGAGGACACGGTGTATCTGTTCTCCGGTATTCTGATCTGCGGGTGCTGCGGAAGCCGCATGACCCGCAAGACCAACCGTGCAAACGGCAAGGAGTACCACTACTATTATTGTCCCACCGGCAAGAAAAAAGGCTGCGCCCATCCGGTCATGCTGAAAGAAAGCAGCCTGATCGACTGTGTGCGGGACAGCCTGAAAGCCTATATCGGCAATATTGCTTCTCTGGAGGCGCTGCTTTCGGGCATTGACCAGACCAGCATCAATCAGGCGCTTGCCAAGGAATACAGCGACCACATCACCGACAATGAGCGCCGGTTGGAGCAGGTGCTGGAGTTCAAGTCACGGCTTTATGAGAGTCTTGTGGGGGGTATGCTTACCAAGGAAGAATACGCCTCCTATAAGGCCAAGTACACCAAGCAGGCCGAGGACATCCGAGAAAGCGTCCGCGTTCTCAAGGAAAAGCTCACGGAGGTGCTGGAAAATCGAAGTGAGCGCAACCGCTGGATTTCGCAGTTTACGCAGTTCTCCACGCTGGAAACCTTAGACCGCAGGGCGCTCATTCACATGGTACAGAGCATCCGCGTCCGTGGGAAAAAGGAGCTGGATATTACCTTTACCCATGAGGACGAATATAAAAAGGCGTTGCAGCTTCTCACGCTGGCAGCGCAGCAGAAAGATTACAAACAGAGAAAGGTGGGCTGAGCATGGCCAGAAAAAGCAGGAAAGAAACGGCTGCGGTAGCCGTGCAGGAGGCCGACGCCGCTTGCCGCGCCGCGATCTACGTCCGCCTTTCTGTGGAGGATACCCACACGCACAGCGTATCCATTGAAACCCAGCAGATGATTATTGCCCGCTATCTGGAGCAGTACCCGGAGATCAGCGTGTACGATACTTACATCGACAACGGCGCGACCGGGACAAACTTCCACCGTCCGGGCTTTCAGCAGATGCTATCAGATATTGAGGCCGGTCACGTCAACTGCGTCATTGTGAAAGACCTCTCCCGTTTGGGGCGAAACACCATTGACACCGGCTACTACATCGAGCAGTATTTCCGCATCCGCAGCATCCGCTTTATTGCGGTCAACGAAAACTTCGACACCGCCAACCCGGAAGATGCCCATTCCGGTATCATCATCCCGCTGCGGAACATGATAAACGAAGCCTACGCTTTGGACATTGGGCGTAAGATCAGGGCGCAGCAGCGGCAAGCCATGAAAGACGGCAAATTCATCGGTGCGCGTACTCCCTACGGCTATCTGAAAGCCGAGGACGATTGCCACCAGCTTATCATCGACCCCGTTGCCGCCGTCGTGGTGCAGCGGATGTTCCGTTGGGCTTCCGAGGGCGCTGGCCTGAATACCATCGCCGTTCGGCTGAACGAGGCGGGCATTCTCACCCCCAGCCACTACAAAAAGATGCAGGGCAAGATCACCCACGAGAATTTACTTGGTAACGGCAAGTGGCAGACCCGGACAGTCGGCGTCATTCTACGCTCCGAGGTCTACACCGGAGATCTCGTTCAGGGGCGGACCAAAACCGTGGATCACCGGCAGGTCAAGGCCGATGCCAAGGAATGGACGGTGGTGCGGGACACCCATGAGGCTATCATCAGCCGGGAACAGTTCGCGGCTGTGCAGGAAATCCTCAATCAGACCGCCAGCCGCGCCAAAGCGCGGGAGGTCAAAGCCTACACGCCGAACCTTCTCAAAGGCAAGGTGTTCTGCGCCCATTGCGGCGGCAGTCTGCACCGGCAGAGAAACATCCGCAAGAAGTCCGACGATGTGTACTTCTACCATTGTCTGAGCAGGAGCCGAATCAGCAAGAATGCCTGCGCCGGTGTGGCCATCCGCGAGGATGCACTGCTGAATATGCTGGCAGATATGCTTCAGGAAGCGCTCAACACCGCTTTGGGGCAATACACCCTCTCCCTTGCGGAGCTACCCCGGCAGGCCGCTGACCGCGCTGAGCTGCGGGAGAAGATCACCAGCCGCAAACAGGAAATCCAGCGGCTTCGCGGTATCGTGCGGAGTTTATATGAAAACCTCGTCCAAGGCGTTCTCACCAAGGATGAATACTTTGACTACAAGGAGAAGTACGAAAGCCGCATTGCCGACCTCGCCGTGGAAATGGAACAGTTGGAGGACGGCCTGCGAACGATGGATGCTCAAGCGAAGCAGCACCGGGCGCTGGAACAGGATGCCGCGCAAATCAAGACTGACCGTGCGCTGACCGGCGCACTCATCGAGCGGCTGATCGACCGCATCGAGGTATCCCACGACAAGCAGATCACGGTGCGCTATCGCTTCCAGAGCGAGTTTGAAACCTATGCGGAGGTGCTGGAACAATGCAGAAATATGTGATTGCCCTCTACATCCGCCTCTCTATCGAGGACTACAAGTACGACAGCTTGAGCATTGAGAATCAGAGCCTTGTTCTCCATGAATATGCGGCATCCATGCCCGAAGCTCTGAACGCGGAGATCATGGAGTTCATCGACAACGGATACAGCGGCACGAATTTTGAGCGTCCGCAGGTACAGAAGCTCATTGAGCTGGTGCGGGCCAATCAAATCGACTGCATCATCGTCAAGGATTTTTCCCGCTTCGGGCGAAACAGCATTGAAACCGGCTATTTCATTGAGCGCGTGTTCCCACTGTTCCACACCCGCTTCATTTCCATCAGCGACGATTTTGACAGCAGCAAATTCAAGGGCGACACCGGCGGCATGGACGTGGCGTTCAAGTACCTCATCAGCGAGTATTACAGCCGCGATATGTCCATCAAGACCAAGAGTGCCAAGTACGCCAAGATGCAGCGCGGCGAGTATCAGAGCAAAATCTGTCCCTACGGCTACCGCAAAAGCGCCGATGGCAGAATGGAGCCTGACCCGGAGGCTGCTGCCGTTGTGCAGCTCATCTTCCAGCTTGCCGCCGAGGGCATCAACGCCACCGCCATCACGCGGGAGCTGTTTCGCAGAAACATCCCCACTCCCGGCCAGTACAAAGCGGCGCACGGCAATCACACCCACGATATTTCCCGCTGCCACGGGATTTGGAGTGCGTCCACCATTCTCCGCATTTTGGAGGACGAACGCTACACCGGCGTGTATGTGATCGGCAAGCGGGCGGTTCTCGAAGTAGGCGGCACCAGAAGCCGCCTGAAGGACAGAGAATCATGGTACATCATCCCCGACCATCACCCGGCCATCGTAGAGAAAGCCGTGTTTGATACCGTGCAGGCCAGCCAGCTCCGCTTTTCCCAGCCAAACAAGAAAAAGCGGGACTACCCGCTGAAAGGCAAAGCCTTCTGTGGTTGCTGCGGTCATGCGCTGTCCCGCACCATGCAGAAAACCTCGTATTATTACTGCCGCCATTCCGAAGCAGACGAAGAAAGCCGCTGCCACAAGATGCGCCTGAACGCCGTAGAGCTGGAGCAGGCGGTATTCCTGACGCTGAAAAAGCAGATGGAAGCCGCCGCGCCACTTGCCCCTGACGGTACGCTCCGGGTGGATGCTTCCGTACCGGAACGCACCGAATATGAGCAGCAGATTGAGGCGCTGCAAGACGGCAAGCGCACCTTGTATGAACGCTATCTCATGGGCGAGATTGACCTGAACACCTACAAGGCAGAAAAGGCCGCGTGTGACGAGCTGCTGCTGAAAACGAAAAACGCCTATGCCGCAGTATTGGCACAGGCGAAGAAAAAGCAGGACGAACAGGCACGGCAGGACAGCCGCAAGGAAGCGTCCAAGGTGATTTTCGATACAGATACGCTGACTACCGAGCTGGCCGAACTGCTGATTGACCGGGTGCTGGTGTACCCCGATAAGCGCATGGAGATCGCATACAAAATCCGAGATATTTTTGATTGAGGTTGCCGACATGGAAATTGCTTTCTATTGCAGAGTGGACGGACAGAGCTTCGGCTTTGTTCTCCCTGATGAAGCTGACAAGCTCCGTGATTTTTTCGCTGAGCGTCAGGATAAGCCTGCGCTTGAAAATCCATCAAGCGCAAGCTAAAAATTTTTGTCGTGGGCTTGACATACGGGTGTCGGAGGTCGTGAATCCTGATCCGCTTCACTCCCGCCGCTTTCGCACCTCTGTCCATTTCATGGTGGAGATAGTGCTTGCTGACAGAGAAAATCCGTTCATTTGCCCCGGTGCTGTAAAAC